ATCACCATCTGTTCGGTGCTCGTGGAGGTCTCTTTGTACATCGCGGGGCCCACGACATCGACGGTGTCACTGGGCAAGTCGATGGGGTCGTCTTCGCCGCCGTAGTCGCTGCTCACCGGAAGAGTGAGCGTGTAGCCCTCCTCCTGGCGCACGATGACGCCCTGGTTGGGCATCTTGTCGAGGATGAGGTCGAGCTGGTCTCTGCCGAACTCGGCCCTGGCGTTCCACTGAGACCCAGTAGCTGGCTGCTCCAGGGCCATGATGCCGGCGAGCTGCATGGCGCGCTTGAGGAGCTGGTCGATCGTCAGCTCTCGGGTATTGCTGGCGTTGACCGTCATGCGATGTCGAGCTCCGTAAACTCCGTGGCGAAGTAGTCGCGCATCTGAGAGCGCTGCGAGGCGGTAGGCGTCTCGGAGGCGAGCACGAACTCCCCCACCCACAGAGCTGCCGAGTTGTTCGTCGAGCAGAGCGTGATGGACGCTGCCGAGTTGGTGTACGCACCAGTCCTGACGCCGTCGTAGCCGGTGCCGTCGACCACAAACCGCCCAGCCGACGTGGTCAGCGGGCACAGTTCGAACAGGTGCGCGTTCGTGTCGACAGCCGGCCCGTTGATGGACTCGCTACCATCGGTGCACGTCATCCCTGCGAGGAACACGTCCGTGGTTTGGACGTTGATGCCGCCCGTGCTGCCGCCCATGGTCAGGGCGGTGGAGGTGCTCACCGATGTGAAGGCGATCACCTTCATGACCAGCCAGGCGTACTGCCTGCCTCCGGCGGGAAGCGTCGTGAACGTCGTCGCGTCGGTGGTCAGGTTCCACGTGTCGCCGACCCCGGAGCCGATGCCGGGCACTCCGTCGAATGCATCGGGACTCCAGAACGGGCGGAGCTGGGGCAGCGATATGCGGATGAAGTCGTGGTCACTTACGCGCTCATGCATGCGCGTGACGCGATCGTCGATGAACTGAAGGTCCTGCAGGCTGTTGGGCTTGACCCACGTGTGAGCGATACCGCCGTCGTCAGGGTGGCCCAGGATGCTCAGGGGCGTCGGGGCGTGGCGAACGTACGCATCCACCGCAGGCTTGGGCGGAAGCCTCTCCTTCTCGCTACGCGCCCTGAGCCTGTCCTGCTCGGTCGCAGATGGCCCGAAGTCGTCAGGGCACATCAGCCTCCCGGCTCCGTCCTTGCGCATCTTGGAGCGCGGCCAGGGCACGCCACAATACGCGCAGAGACTGGGGTAATTGCCCCGAATGCCTCCGTGAATATTGCGACCGATGGTGTGCACAGGGTCTCCTAGCCGAAGCCCGGGGACCCCGGCGATGGTGTCAGCTGTCGACCGTCGCGGTCTTGATCATCGCAGCGGCGAGGGCCGAGCTGATGTAGGTGTCGTTGCCGAACGACATGCTGGTTGCGGCCACGCCGAAGGCGCCGTCCGCATGGCCCAGGGCGAAGGCGTTGGCGTTGGCGCCAACCACCTGCAGGGAGTTGCGGTTGAAGTGGCCCGTGACGCCAGCGATGCCGGTGACGGCGCAGGTGCCAGATGCCACCGCGTTGTAGAAGTAGTTGTCGGTCATCAGCACGTTGGTCGCGGCAGTCGCCACGAACCGCACGACACCGATGGCTACCGCCGTGGTAGCAGCGACCACGCGGTTGCGCAGGAACTTCAGGCGGTCAGCTCCGGCGATGGAGATGAACGTGGTGCACACCGCGGCGGTGGCGCCGTAGCAGTCGTTGTCGGCGAACTCGAGGTCATCCGCCGCGTCGCTGATGGTGATGGGGATGGTCGCGAGGTCGTCCGCGTCGCCGTCGACTCGGATCATGCACCCCAGCACCTTGCAGCCCGCAGCCGTGATCGAGAGCGGCGCCGTCACCGACACGCCCGCGTTGACGGTGGTGGCGAGAATCAGGATGCAGTTCTCGAGCGTCGCCCCGGCCACGTCGAGCAGGAACGTTGAGCCCGTGGTCGTCCAGGTGAACGTGGGCCGGTTAGTGCCCGTGCCCATGCCGATGATGCGCGTGCCCGCCACGAGCGAGCTCATCTGGTCCGCCGAGGCCACGCTCTCCGTGTGGCCCGGCAGAACCACCACCGCGTCGCCCTTGGCTGACCGGCACTTGGCCAGGGCCGCGTTGAGCGTGACCTGGAAGTCGTGCCTGACCCCGAGCAGGTTCGCGATGCTCGTGGCCGCCGTGGAGTCGCAGAACGTAATCTTGCCGCCTGCAGCAAGGCCCAGGCTCGCCGGCTGGGGCACGAGGATGTCGGGCTCGAAGGTGTTGCCCGAGGCGTGGCCCGTGTCGGTCGCCAGGTTGGTCACCGCGTGGGCCGCCGTGGCGTGCTGGTTGGTGAACCGATTGCCCCGGACGTCGATGTCAGTCGAGGCCGTGGTGGCGAAGCGGACGATGCCCACGGTCGCCGAGGAGGTCGCGCCGTGGAAGTTGTTGTCGTACATCTTCAGGCGCACGCCGCCCACGACCTGCAGGTACGTGGTGGGCAGAGTGCCGTTGCTCGACCCGTAGAACTTGTTGCCGGCGATGGTCAGGTCCGTTGCGCCGGCCGTGGTGGTCACGGCGATGACTGAGCCCTGGTCCGCATCGATCTCGCACTGGAACTCGCAGTCCAGAAGCGCACACCCGGCCGCCGAGATGGTCATCGGCGCGTCCACGGTGAGGGCCGTGGTCCCCGAGGGGCCAGCCATCTTCATGATGCAGTTGCTGATGGTGACGTTCGCGACGTCCAGGAGCCACGTCGCAGCCTGCGCCGTCCACGTGAACGTCGGACGGAGGTTGCCGTAGCCCAGGCCGACGATGCGGGTTCCGGCCACCAGCGAAGACATGTAGTCAGCGCTGGAGACGTTCTCCGCGTGGTCGTGAGCCACCAAGACGATGTCGCCCATGCCCGACCGGCACTGGGCAAGGCCCGCGTTGAGGGTCGTGACGGCCCGCAGGTTGAGGTCGGGGTCGCCGCCAGACGCGAAGCCGCTCGAGCGCACGTAGGCCGCGATGCGGGCTCCAGGACCCAGGAGGGTCACGAGGTCGGTCTGGATGCCTCCGCCGAGCACCGCCTTGCGGAACGACGGGAACTGCAATGTGCCGTATTCGGGCATGATGCTCTCCTACGTTGGTATCAAGCCTGAACACCGAAGGTCGCACGAGCGTCCTGCCAGATGCGCGCCCAGCGCGCGGAGGTGGACGAGTTCATGACCTCCATCGAGTTCTCCAGCCACGTGCGCGAGCGGGGCTTGCGGCGGTGGTAGAACGTCGGGCCGCCTTCGGCCGAGGTCTTGAAGGCGTAGTTGGTCGTGGTGTTGCTCCAGTACGGAATCGCCACGATTTCGAGGCCCATCTTGTGGACCACGTTGATCTCGTTGAAGTCCGACTCCGGCACCTTGGCCGAGCCGACGATGCCCTCCCAGAGCGACTCCTGGTCGACCGGGCAGATGATCATCTTCAGCGTCTCGCCCTCGGTCACGCCGTCGTGGCCGGGGTACTTGCGCACCGCGGTACGAGCGACGATGACCGCCGAGCGTGAGGGCGACAGGGGGGTCGCCATCGTGTTGGAGAACGTGCCGCCGTGCGGCAGCGTGTGAGAGGCGCTGAAGAGGGGCAGGCCGTCTCCGCCGACGTAGGCGGTGTTCCAGCCGCGCACGAGCATGTTGGTGGCGTCGATGTCCTGGGTCTTCGCCATCGCGCGCTTGTTGCGCTTCTTGAGGTTGATGGACTCCTTGTACTTGCAGTCCTCCATCGCCTCTTCGGTGATGCTCATCCGCAGCGCGAAGGTGCGGGCGATCGCTCGGGTGAGCGTGCCCTCCTTGATGCCGCCGGTGGCCATCTCTGCCCCCTCGGGCTTCTCCGAGGCGAGTCCGGGGCCGGCCATCTCCAGGACGTCCACGTAGGCGCCGTCCATGTCCTCTTCCTCGCACCACTTGTGCAGGAACTGGCTCTGGAAGACGCCGTCCGAATCGTCGTCGATGATGTCGTCGAGCACGCCCTCTTGGAGTTGGCGAGCAACGTGAGATCGAAAGATGGTGGTTGCCATGTGCTCTCCTCAGATGCCGGTCGCCGAGAACGGCGCGATCTGACCTTCGTTGATCACCACGGTCACGGTGACGTACGCCGCCGAGAAGTCCTGGAAGTCGGGGTTGGGGATGTCCACGATGTTCCACTGACCCGACACGGGAGTGTGGGTCGAGATGTCCAGGAACCAGTGGCCCTTGGGCATCTGCGAGGCCACGTGGACCGAGTCGCAGTGCTCGCCGATGAAGGCGCGCATCTCGCTGTAGGTGTCGTACCCGGAGCTGACTTCGTCGGTCTGCACGTTGAAGCGCTGACCGCCCTGCACCGGCACAACCAGGATGCGCGACTCGCGCTCCAGGTTCGTGTCGTAGCTGGTCTGGTTCGGGAGGCTCTCGCCGAACTTCATCGCGCCCAGGGTGGCATCGTAGAACGGCTCGATGCCCACGCAGATGCCCCAGATGGGCACCGTGACCCCCGCCATCGCGAAGGTGCCCGTGGTCGTCAGGATGACGGGGCAGCCCACGGTGATGTCGGCGTTGGCTCCGCCGAGGTCACCGTCGAAGTCGTCAGCCACCCGTCCACGGACAGGCGGGGAGTGGTACTCGCCAGCGACGGGCACGAATCCGGGTCGAAGAAGGTTCGCCATGGGTCAGTCCTCTCGGCCGAATGGGTCGGCGTCGTCCTCGGGGCCGCCGATGTCTTGCTCGGTTGCCCGGCTCGTCTTGTTCTGCATCTTGAAGTAGTTGGGCCCGCCCAGACCTCGCACGAGGTCGACCATGCCCTTGCTCTTGTCGACGATGATGTCCTCGACCGCGTCAGCACCGGCCTGGCCAGTGCGCTCGATCTCCTCGTGCTGCTCCTTGTCGATCGACACGATCACGTGGCCCATCCGCTCAAGCGGTGAGCCGGGCTCGCACGACTGACCACCGACGAACTGCAGGCAGTCAGGGGTGCCCGTGAAGAGCTCCTGCTGCCAGCCCATCGACTTGTAGAACGAGAGGCCGGACTCTCGGTCGCTCAGGCTCGCCGCGACATAGAACCGCTGCGGGTTCTTGTTCTTCAGCTCCATCAGCTGGGCGCTGGCGTCGGGGGGCCTGGGTGCCGGATCGACCCTGCGAACGGGGCGACGGGCTGCGGCTGCTGCTGCGGGCATCAGGGACTCCTCGGGTTCCGCCGCTGTTGCAGTCCGGCGAGGACTTCCCGAGGAATCAGACCTTCAGCCTGGGTCAGCTTGGGCCGTCAGACGCTTCACCTGGCAGGCTACGCGCCGATGGAATGAAAGCTACGCGAAGTCCGTGGGCGCTGTCAAGTTCGCTTCGCAACGGTCTTGGAGCCAACCCGGTCGGCATACCGCTGGTAGCGCTTCTTGGGGTCCTTGATGTGGCTGTACATCGTGTCGGCCATGGCTTTCATGTCCTTGTCCATCGTCACCGTGACGCGACCGTCGTCACCGCCCGAGCCGCCGCGGGAGACCCCGGTGTACTTGCTCTTGGCGCCACGGCTGGGGGCTGGCCGACCGCCGCGGGGAGCAAGGCCCACCTCACGCCTGGCAGCGTCCGCGGCCTTCTCGAACGTGGTCCAGTTGTCGGGCTCCCCGCGAACCTTGATGAGCCGGATGTACTCGGCCTGGAAGGCTGCTGCAGCTCGCTGGTTGCCGAACACGTCGCCGTGGTCCTGCATCGCCCTGGCGCGGGCTGAGACCGCTGCAATCTGCTGCTCGTTGACCCCACCCTGCTGCCGAGGGGCGAAGCGGTGGTGGTCGTTCTCGGCGATGCGGTCGCGGAGCTTCCTGGCGTCCGCCTGGAACTTCGCATGCACCTCGGGCGAGAGCTGCGTCTTCGCCTTGAAGGCGGCCTCCTGGGCGGCCTGGTAGCGGTCCACCATGGTCTGCTGCTGGTCCTGGAGGGCCTCGGCTTCCTGGTCGAGCCTCTGGCGTACCGGGTCGACCCTGGGCTGTTGGGGAGCCGTGGGGATGCGCGCGAACGCCTCGGCCATGAGGCGCCGGTGCTCCTGGGCATCACGCTCCGCCTTCTCCGCGCGCTCGTTCGCCGCCCGGACCATGTCATCGCCCCGCTGGCGGCGGCGGTCCTTGCGAGAGGGTCTGCCGGAGTCGTCGTCGCCATCGTCGGCGTCGTCGTCCCGGCCACCGCCGACCTCGAACTTGTCGGCTTCGGTATCTTCCTCTTCGCCCTCATCAGGCCCATCGCGCTCATCGGCTTCCTTGGCCGTGCGCTGCATGTCCTTGACGCGCTTGTCGGTATCCGAATCGTCGTCCTTGCCTGATGCAAACGGGTTGGTCTTGGCCACGCTCTACTCCTTGAACTTCTTGCTGGTCGGCTTGCGGAACTCGGTCTGGGGACGCTCGCGAACGGTCGGGGCCCGTGGCTGCGGGTCGGGTGACGGGGTCGGCGGAGGGGGCTCGGTCTCGGCCACCTCGACAGCCAGCGGAACGATGGTTTCGTCACCACGCGGCCCGGGGTTGCGCTCGTCCAGGGCACGCTTCGTTTCGGTGAAAATCCTCTCTACCTCCTTCTCGTCGTACGGAGACGGTGCGGCCACCGGGATTGCCACCGGCATGGCCTCGATGCGCTGCACCATCACCTCCTGCAGCACCGAGCTGTGGATGCCGGCGTGGATGCGCACCGTCTTGCCCGCTGGTGGGGTGAGCACGTAGTTGTCATCGAACCGCTCGACCTTCACTCCATCTACGATTTTCATGAACCTTCTCCAGCGAGCAGTGCGCGCACGGCGCAGTCCTTGGCTTCGAGCAGCTTACGCAGCGCCACGGTGCGCTCCGGGTTCCGCGGTAGCGTGTCGACGATCTGGTTCGCCAACTCGCCGAACGGCTTCGATACCGCTTGCAGGTGCGGCGGCAGGTGTTCGTACACAAAGAACTGCAATAGGAACTCTTTCATCTAAATATCCTCGCTCATCCAGGGCATGATGGGTTTGACGCCCCTCTTCGCCTTGCCCCAGGCGTAGAAGTGCTGACCAGTTTCCTTGTCGAACTCGATCCTGCACCGGCCCTCCAGGAGAGCCAGGCGCGTGTCCTCGGAGCCGGAGACGTGCCCGGCGTTCATCACGGAGACCTTCACGTCCTTGCCGTCGACAACGTCCACCACCATCGTCGCAACAACGTAGTGAGCGAACGTGATGATGTGGCCAAGGTCGACGCCGTTGCTGCGCAGGGCGTCCAGAGCCTTCAGGCCGGCGCTGATGAGGATGCCCCTGGGGGCTTCGTTCTGCTCGCGCTCCCGCTGGTTCGCGGTGCGGATGATGAGCCCACCGGCGTGCGTCTCCTGCTCCTCCAGCGGTATCTGGTAGACGTAGCAGCGGTCGAAGGCCGCCTGCACCTTGAAGAACCCATCGGTGAGGCTGTACTCCTGCCTGCGGCGCTCCAGGAGCTTCGGGAGGTTGAGCTTCTTCCTCCCGCTCATGCGCTTGCGCAGAGCCTTCAGGCGCTCGTCGATGGCCTGCTCCTGCCCGATGGCCTTGTCGACGATGGTAGAGAGCGCAGCGTTCATCGCTCCGGCCTCACGATCTTCTGGACCTTCATCACGAGGCCGAACTTGTAGTCCTGCCCCTGGGCAGACTTGGCGAGGAAGTCGCAGACCGCCCTCTGCTGCAGGTACGCTGCGCACCGTGCAGAGACGCGGGGGTCGGTGCTGTTCTGAGCCGCCCCGATGAGCGCTTCCAGCTCCGCAAGGGCCTGGGCGTTCTGGAGCTTCGCGAAGCGCTGGGTGTACTCCTGGAGCGACCACCGTCTCCCCTCGGATACAACCTCGTCCTCGTCGAGCTCGAGCTCGGGGTCTACTTCTCGTTCACCTTCCATGGCTCTCCTTCAGTCTACTGTGGTCCTGACGGTGGAGAGGGTGGTCCTTGTGGGGTAGGTTGGGGGCCACCAGGCGCCGCTTGACCGGCGGGGGGGCCGGGCGGGGCGCCTGGTGGCTGACCCGGTACTCCCGCCGGCAACATAGGAGGAGGCGGCGGGGGTAGACCAAACGGCTGTTCGGGCAGCGCGGGCTCGGGGCCCAGGAACGGGATCATGCTCGCCGCCCCGCGTGCCTTCAGGCTGGCCTTGAGCGCCCGGTGCAGGAACGCGACGTTGCCTGGGTGGTTGGGGCCGGCGGCCATCGGGGTGTTGGCCATCGTCGCCATCGCCACGATCTCATCAGCCTCCGCGACGCGCTGTGCCCTGCCGGCAAACCTCAGGTCACTGTCGAAGCTGACGCGGTAGTCGCGCTCGTACATCCGGCGGGAGACCTTGATCTCCAAGGGCTCGCCGAACTCGTCGCTGACGAAGCAGACGTGCTCCTCTGGCAAGAACATCGCGTTGAGCTTGGCGTTGTTCTTGAGCGTGGGCTCCAGGTACGTCTTCACGAACGTCCTGGTCGGAACCGAGAGCTGCTTGGTGGCCTGCTCGATTCGAGCGTTCAAGCCTCGGTAGGTCTCACCAGACTTGCCGGGCTCACCGCTGAGCACCTCTGGAGCCTGAGCCGAAGACTGGGCCATGCCCCAGATGCGATCGAACAGCTCGAACATCTGCGGGTTCGCTTGCCCCGGCTGAAGGGGGAAGATCATGTCCGAGAGCTTCTGGCCGGAGGCGCCCTTGGCGATGTTCAACGCCCCGGGGCCGTGGGTGAACGGTCGCTCGAACTCCAGCGGGCCGTTGACGATCAGGCCCCAGGCATTCGCCAGGGTCGCCGAGTCGATCGTCTGGCTCATGATGATGTTGAGGCCCTTGTTGAAGTCGCTCTGGATGCGACCCAGGCCGATGCCGAGGTTGCCGACCATCGGCTCGATGCACACCGCGTGCACGAAGGTGTGGATCGGCTCCTTGCGAGGAGGCTTGGGCTGGTTGGCCTCAGCGTCGGGGTCGGGGAAGATGTCGGGCTCCTCGTCGTCCTCCGGCTCCGCCATCATCCACGTCGGCGGGAGCGGCTGCTGGGGCTTCTGCATGTCGTGCTGCGCCAGCATCTGCTCGGGAGACGGTGGAGGCGGAATGGGCATCCCGCTCATGGGGTCGATCATGGGCATCGGGGGCGGAGCGCCCATCTGCATCTCGAGCTGAGAACGGTCGGCTTCCCAGGCTGCCGAGGCTTCGGAGAACGAGGCTCGGGCTGAGCGGTACTCCTCCAGCTCCATCGTCTCGCGCTCGAACCGAGTCTTCTCGTTGTAGCTGGGCTCCTCGTGGATGGTGAGGCTCAGGACTGCCTTGGTGTGGTAGTCGACGATGGCCTGGATGTACCTGTCGCGCTTCTGGCCAGGGATTTCGTCGGTCCAGCCTTCGTACCAGAGAATCTTGTACGGGGCGTTGCGCTGGTCTGAGGGCTTCTCGATCCGGTGGATGTCAGCCACCGACTGCGACCAGAGACTCTCTGGCTCGTCGTCGAGGTCTCTCTCGCGCTTGAGGACCTTGTCGACGTCCTCCCAGCCAGCGTCCCGCTGACTCTGGAGCTCGTGGCGGTACATGTTCAGAATCTTCACGACGAACGGGACATCGCTGTAGTCCGGCATCGTCGTGACGTGCATGTACGGGACCACCACGTCGTCACAGGTCAGAACCTCGTGGCGGTTCTGCTCCCGGTGGGCGTCGTAGTAGGAGTGGCCTACGAGGTCGCCGGGGATGAAGAAGCTCATCACCGCTCGCATCTGCTGGCGGTAGAAGTCCGGCACCTGGCAGGTGAGCTGGTAGTTGTCGAAGCGAGTCATCGCCTCGGCGTCGTTGTCTGCCGGCCCTGTCTTGAGCACCGAGAAGATGCCGGTCCAGTTGCCATACACCTCATCGAACACGCGGTAGACGATGCGGGTGGCGTTCTCGAGGAAGCTCGGGACGTGGATGTCGGCGGCGTCCTTGAAGGGCTTGCTCTTGAGCGGGAGCTTCGCGAACAGGAGCTTCGCGTCGTCGGCGTTGCGAGCCCGGTACTCCTCGGTCGACTCCCAGGCGGTGTCGAAGTCCCCAACCACTTGGTTGGCGATGGCCTTGAGAGCCTCTTCCCCCTCCTCGGAGTCCTTGAACAGCAGTACGAGGTTGCCGTCCTCCTCGTCCGCTTCGGTGAGCGTGAAACGCTTTCGCTTGGGCCCCTCTTCGGACCCGCCCCCCACCTCGAAAACGTCTTCGTCCTGCTCCTCGTCCTCAACGAGAGCCAGGTCACGCTTCGCCATTGGGCGCTACCGTACCACGGCACCCCTACCGCAGCATAGTAGGCGCCTACCGGGGCCAGCCGGCCACGGTGGAGAGCAGGGCCAGGATGGACAGCGCCAGGGCCGCCCAGCCGATGGGCTTGGGTGCCGTGACGCTCAGGCAGATGCAGGCGACTTCGAGCAGGATGGTTGCCAACATCCCAGGAACGTGTGCGCGGAGTCACCCGTAGCCATAGCCGCCGCGCTCGAACTCCTCATCCTCCGGCTCCTCATCCTGCTCCTCGTCCACGGTCTTGTAGGCGATACCAGACTTGCCGTGGGAGGCGTAGGCACAAGCGTACCCCACGGTGTCGATGTCGTGGTCGTCTCCGCCGTCAATCGGGACCGCTGGGTTCCTGGGGTCAGCCTGGATGCTCGGGATGGCGCGGATGAGCATCTTGCAGCGCTGGAAGATGACCAGGCCCGGAGTGGTCGACCTGTCGCCGTGGTCCTTGAGCCGGTCGCTGATTCTCTCGGCGTTGGTCTGGCGGGCCTTGTGGGCAGGGGTCCAGTTGAAGCCGAGGGCGGAGAACTCGGTAGCCTTGCTCCTACCCTCGTCACCCCGGTCTTCCCAGAGCTGGGTGTCCGCTGGGCCGGTGAGCGCACTCTTGCCGTTGCGCCAGACCCCGAGGTCCTTCTCGATGATCTTCATCTCTCTCGCGACTTCAGCCACGCGCATCTGTCGGAACGACAGCTCCCGTTCGCAGAAGAGGTTCTCCTCCTCGTCCATGGCGTACCACTGGACCACCCCGCGCATCTTGAATCCCCAGTCCATCGCCCTGAAGCGCTTCCAATGCCCGGGGATTCGGAACGGCGCGCAGATGTGGATGTCGGGGTCCCACTCCTCGCCGAAGTACGCTCCAGGGGTGGCATCCCAGTTGCCGTTGAGCAGGGCTTCGCGGATGTAGCGCTTCTGCTTGGCGAGCTGAATCTCGTACTGCTCCCTGAACAGCTTGTTGGGATTGTCTGACAGTCGGGCGGGAAGGTAGATGAACGTCGACTGGCGCTCCGTCCCGTCCCGACGCTTGATGGTGCGGGAGTGGGTGACGTTGCCCAGGCCGTCAGAGGGCCGGACGAAGCGGTCACGGACCCAGTGAGGGTTTCGGACTGAGTAGGTGTCGACCGAAGTCCTGACGACCACCGGGTTGCTCATCGATCGAATCTTGAGCAGGTGGTTGTTCGGGTTGCCGTAGACCGGGTCGTCGGAACGAAGACGAGTGCTGATGCCGTCGTACTGCTCCTCGAGGAACGTGACGAGCTCGTCGAAGGCGATATGACAGTTCCGGTTCACAAGCCCGGATTCGGTGATATAGTGGTTCGCCCCTTCAACCGTGAGGTCATATGTCGGCAGCCACCCGCAAACACTCAACTCAACCGTCCCCGTATGGACGCCCTCTGTCAGAGGTCGGGGCTCTCCCGAGTAGGGATGTGGGTAGAGTGGTTGAGTACCAGGGCTACCTGACCGAGTTTTCTCCAGGCAGGCCAGGCACCAATCGCTGGGGCTACATGTTCCAGCATCGCCTGGTCGCCGAGCTGATTCTGGGTCGAAGTCTCCTGCGCGCGGAGGTCGTCCATCACGAGGACGAAGACAAGCACAACAACGCTCCGGGGAACCTGTGGCTGTTCCAGGGTTCGTCAGAACACCAGCGACACCATCGTCGCCACTCCCCGCGCCACGATCCCGCGATGGTCGCCCGGCTCCGTCCGCTTGCTGCCGACCCGGAGGTTCCGTTCCACGAAGCGGCTCGCCGCCTTGAGCTGTCGGTATCGACGGTGGCGAAGATGGTCGAGCTTCACCGGATTCCGTGGGTGAGCGCTGGTCAGCACTGCCTGTCCGACGATCAGGTCCGTAAAGCGCTACGCGGCAAGTCAACGGCGGAGGCGGCCAGGGCTCTTGGCGTAAACCATCAGACCCTGCGGAACCGTTTTCCGCACCTGCTCTCGTACCGGGCCAAGCCGTGCTCCCTGGACGAGCACCGAGGAGAGATTCGTAGTCTTGCCATGACCATGCGGGACCACGAGATCGCGCCCCGCTTTGGGGTGTGCTCGGAAACAGTGGGCTCGTCGATTCGTCGCTGGGCACGAGAAGAGGATGGTTGGTCGGATGTGCTTGCAGCCCGACTAGCTCGCCGTCTTCTCGGAAGACCCGGGCGGCCACGCAAGGCTTCATCCCCGAAGATGTCGCGGCAAGAACGCGACGCGCGCCTTCAAGCGTTGCCACCGAGTCGCCGACACAGACATCCTGGACCCTTTTGAGCGTGCCGTCCGCCATGCGGATGCGCGTGTCCGATGCGACGCAATATTCGAAGCCCTGGAAGTTCATCCAGTCGTCGGGGTCGTGGCAGTGGCCGAACTGCAGGGTGAAGCCAGAGCTGAACCGCCAGCCCATGCCGAACTCGGGATCGTCGCGGATGAACTTCGCCCCCGAGTCCATCAGCGGGAAGAAGCGCTGGGAGCGGGAGATGGTCTCGCCGAGCTCCCGGTACGTTCTGCGGAGGTGAAGGGCCCTGGCCTTGCTGTGGCCCCACCTGAGCGGGTAGGGGTGGTCGGCGGCTCGCTCGCAGCGGTCGTGCTCCAGGCGGATGTACGGCAGCGTCTCCATCAGCAGGACCACCGACTTGCCGACGCCTGCAGCTCCGGCCCCCAGAGCCTCGTCGTGCGGGAGGGCGTGGTAGATTTCGCCCCACCGGCTGGGCTTGTAGACGATGGACTTGTCCTCCGGTGGCTCGGGCGGCCTGGGCGGCTCGTTGAGCTTGGGCCTGACCTTGGGCTGCATCAGCGCCTGGCCTGCGGAGGTCGCCACTTGAGCCGAGCTGGGCGGCTCCTGCGGAGCGCCTTGCGCCACTCGCGGATGACCTGCGGGTAGCCCTCGTTCGCGACGAGCGTGATGGGCCAGGAACGCTGAACTTCCTGACCGGCTACGCGGGCCCCGGCACATAGATGGGTCTCGCCGAGCGGAAAGCTGGGTGGTCGCCAGAAGACTTCGCAGGCGGTCGCCTTGCCCTCCTCCTGGGCCATCTGCATCAGGCAGCCCATCAGCGACTTCGCGATGATGGTGTCCTGGAACCAGTGCCTCATGAGGCGTCCTGCTCCGCCCGGCCCACGTACTCGGTACCGTCGAAGTAGAACTCCAGGATGTCCACCCGGCCCGCCGTGGCGGTGATGACCGGCACGCCTCCACCTACCCAGATGACGCTGCTGGGCCAGCTGGCCATCGTGAAGGCTGCGCCCTGGGTGACTTTCAGTGCGTACCAGCCAGCATCCACGGGGTCGGTGAAGCTGATGGAGGTGACGTTCTCGGAGAGGGCGAGCTTGTAGTTCCTGCGAAGCGTCCAGTCGATCGCCAGGGCTCCCGAATCGATGGCGAGGGCCGGAGGAAGAACGAGCTGGCGGTTGAGCGCTTCCCGGGCAGCCCCGAGCACCGGCAGGATTTCGTCGTTGACCGCGGGGAGCAGGGTCTTGTCGGTGACGCCTCGGGAGCGGAGCTGCTGGTTGATGGGCATCTCACCCCGCCTCGCGCCGCGCTGCGTCGGCTGGGTCTATCCAGCCGTTCCTTGCTGACAGCTCGACGCTTTTTGCAAACGCCTTCTCGACGCGATGCTTTGCCGGCTCCGTGAGTCCGCGCAGCAAGCCCACGACCTCGTTTTCGGTTGGGTCGTCGGACATCTCGGCGGAGTGGCGCAGCACCAAGCTGTACGTCTTTCCGCCAGGGGTCACGAGCGTGTACTTGATCCTGACCGTCGCCTCCGCCATCACCCCACCACCGCGGCAAGCGCCTTGAGCTGCTCGCGCGTTCCGGACAGGTCCAGCACCAGCTTCGCGTTCTCCGCCTTCAGGCGCTCGACCTCGACCTTCAGTGCGTTGTGCTCTTGGATGAGCTGGTCGCGAGGCGCATCCGACCTGTACCGCTCCAGCTCATCTTCCAGCTTCCCGATTTCGCGCAGGGCGATGCGGTTGCAGCGGTCCAGGCCCTGCACCTCAAGCTGAACCGACCTCTCCAGCTTGCTCAGGGCAGACGCCGACTCGCGAACGAACTCCGCCATCGCGTCCGGGTACTGCTCGACGTAGTCCTCGCGCTCCAGCGGCCAGTCTCGTGCCATCACCCCACCGTGTACTTTCTGCTCCAGCGCATCACCATGTCGAACAGCTCCTTGCGCGGCCCCGGAGGGGGCCCTCCAGCCATCCACGCGAGCCTCTGAGCGTCCGTGAGCGAGAGCCACTCCTTGCGGGGCTCGTACTCCCCAAGGGCTTCCCGGGCCACGCTGTCGGCTTCGTAGGCGATGCGGCCGACCTGATGTTTGTTCAGGGGGCGGGTCTCACGGTCCACCTGCCAGTCGCTCTCACGAAACGGCTGCTCGATGACTTCGTTGGGGCGGTCGAGGTGGATGTACTTCTTGCCGTCCCGCTCGACCATGTAGCCGCGGTTGCCCTCGCGAGCGTGCCGATACCAGACGCGGTCCTCGGGGGCTGGGTCAGCCATGCTCGACCACCCATGCCTTGAGCTTCTCCAGGAGCATCAGCGTGTCGCCCAGGGTTCCGGTCGACGCGAACGCCTGAACGTCCCCGTCCTCGTCGATGCCGAACACCACGAGGTCACGGAAGCTGCCGGCGGACTGGCGGGCCCCCACAGCGTCGAGCACCTTCTGCGGGTCGATGTCGTGCAGCGTTGGGCCGGTGAAGTCGAGCACGTCACCCATTACGGTCCTCTTCGACTTCAACCGTCTCGAACTGCGGCAGCGGGGCCGACATTTGTATTTGTACTACATTTAGAGTACGCGGAGCGGCCTTCTCGACGCTGCGCGCACGGATAATGCCTATCGCCACCGACCTGGACAGCTCCAGGCCCACCGGGGCGTCCTTTTTCCCCAACCACGCCGCGTTCGCCACCCTCAGGCGCTTGCCCTTCTCGGCTTCGGTGAGGTGGCCCCAGTCCTCGGGAGCTGCTGTAGCCCCAGGGTCGATGTCGGCGAAGCTCAGGGCGTGGGCTACGGTCTGGAGCGACTTCTCGAGCAGCCCGTCCTCCATGTTCTGGATGCGCTCCCGGCGCTCCTTGCCGGAGTCGATTTGGTACTGCTGGTGGGGGACAATGGGGTGGGACTCGGGCAGGTCGCCCCAGCCGTCGTCGACCAGCTCGGCTTCCTCGATGACTTCCGCCACGCCCATGAGCTTACCAGCGAAGCTTTCGGGCCGCACGGGTGCCCAGGTAGGCGAGCAGGATGAACACCGTGAGCCCGATGGGGCCCATCAGCCGAACTGCACCATCGGACCCTGGAGGCCCTTGGCCAGCTCCCCGAGCGCCTTCGCTGTCTCCTGCAGGGCGCGCGCGTTGTCGCCGAGGGCTGACGCCACCGCAGCGGCCGACGCCTCCCTGCCCGTGCCGGTGAAGTTGCAGTTGGAGACGACGAACCGCGGAGGAGCTTCCGGCCCCGCGGTGTTGAGCCCCGGGCTACCAGCCTCCAGGTTGTCCACGTAGGTGTTGGTCTCCGGCTTCCGCGCGCGCTTCTTGGGCGCCTTCTTCTGGGTCTTCTTCTTGGGCATTCGTTCCTCAGTGCTTCGTCGGGATGATGAGTGACTTCGGCGGGGCCACGATAACCCCCTGCACGTCGTTCATGGCGTGGGCGTGCTGGATGCCTGTCATGCCCAGCATCCTCAGGAAGTCCTGAAGTCCCATCAGCGGCTCCATCTCGTGACCCCCTTGTGGGTTCTGGTAGCGCTTGGCCACCACGCACGTTCGGAGCATCTCCTGGACGCTCTGCTGAGCCTGCTCCCCGGCGTGCTTACCAGCCGCAGCGTCTTCGTAGAGGCCGAAGGGGACGAGGAGCTGCTCGCCGTTGGCGAAGCGGAGTATGCGCATCACTACGCAGACCTGTCGGGACTTGGGCTGGTCAGTCATCGCCCTTGCCTATCTTGCCGATGAGGGCGTCGACGCGCTTGAGCAGCTCTGCAGTGGCCTTCTCGGCGTTGGGCGCGTTGATGACCTTGCTGCCCTCGACCATCACGTAGGCACGGATGATCGCGTTCGTCGGCGGAACGACTGTCGCAACGAGCGCCCCCGATGCCGAGACGATGAGTGACCAGCGGAATGCCGGCTTCAGCAACTTCACCAGCGACTCATCTTCCATGT